CTACTGCTGATCTTCGACATAAATTCCGGCAGAAATAATCGCTCCGCCTATCCGCCGGCGGCCATAAAGGAGCGGTACTGGGTAGCCTTGCGCCGCGGTGTTTGTTACACCACCGAATGCGTAGGATGCGCGGTTATCTGCACTTTGTTTGCTGGCTATGCCTGATGGCTGAGGAGAAAGCATCTGTACAACTCCGCCTAGCATCATTGCAGCACCAAATTTATATAAAAATGGTGAGGCTGCAGCCCATGGAGTGAAGCTAAGCACAGCACCAGCAGCCACCAACACAGCACCTAAAACTGTTTGCAGCACACCAGCTTTTTTCCCCCCAATGATTACAGGTACAATTCTGATCACTTCACCTGTAACGGGGAAGCCAAGGTCATCTACTCCTATGTTTTTCTTCCCTTTGAAAACGGCAAAGGTTAGACCACGACTTTTACTACTAATCATATAACTTTCAAAGCCCGGAATGGTTTTAGCGAGGGCCGTTCCAGCTTCAGATACTTTATTGATAAGGCGGTGGTGGATCTTTCCAAAAATTTTACCAGGCTCGCCACTTAGCTCAATTCGCGTCATTACCTCTTGCATCGTACCCTCTATTCTTTAAATGCTTATTAATCCGCTTTATTCGCTCGAATCATAATATTACATTCTTTATTATTTAACTCTCCAGATTGACCGATACTTCGCTGTATTAAACAGTCATTAGCAAGCTTTTTAACCGCTAGCTTTGCATATACATCACCGTTGTCTGAAACTAATCCGGTGATAAACTCATTGTCAGATCTATTATGCTTCTGTTGCGCTTCCATCATCGCAATCATAAATGCGTAATGGTTAACGTAAGTGGCTGCAACTGAATTAGATTTAATTTCTGAGTGGCGATCAAGGTAATCGTTTACAGTTCCTGCAAATAAATTCAGAGATGTTGATAATAATATTATGCTCAAGGCAAGTTTCATGGTTTCGCTCCTTTGTTTTGAGCAAAGGTTAGCACAGGTCCTTATGGCGAAGTACCTTCATCGTTCTCTCTTGCCAGTAGCCTCCATACGGTACGCGTTGGCTCAAGTGTCCGTAAAGGTGGTGCAGCAGCATATTTCCCTCCAGCAGAATTCCCGCATGATTCCACTTATCAGCCTGGACCTGCATGATCACCATATCGCCGGGTTTCGGCGGCCCGTCGAATTCACGGAATCCGCACTCATACCAGCAATCTTGGTAGAAGTTGTCCGGATAGTCGTTTTCCCACCAATGATAATCCACCCGGTAATCGTGGAGCTCAATACCATGCGTTTGCCGGAAATAACTCATTACCAGCCCCCAGCAGTCGAAGTGTCCAAGCACAAACGGACGCTCCAGCAGCGGCAGTTCTCCGCGTGGCTGGATGGTGCGTAAATCCCCCTCCGGCCAGCTCACGATGTGCCACGGCAAAAGCGTTGCATCGCATTGCGCTTTATCCAGTTCGCTCGGTTGAGTTGTGGCATCAGGGTGACTGTGAGCTATGGCGATCACCGTTCCCCAGTCCTCAGCAGCTGCGTAATCCTCTGGCGAGAGGTGGAAATGTTCCGTCGGCTCTGCAGCGAGGTTACGACAAGGGAAATATCGTTCAACACGGCTTTTCTGCACCACCACGCCACAGCACTCGCGAGGATATTCTGCTGCAGCATGCGCCATAATTGCATCAATGGTTTTCTGACGCATATTAACTCCTGATCAAAGACGTGCCCGGGAAACCACCATGCGAAAGCTCGTTATTTTCACCGAACCGAAGTTTGCAGGCCGTCAGCGTGCCGTTGCATTCGTCCAGAGACGGGTCGCTCACCGGGTTGTTGTTTTTATCGAAATAGCGGGTGCCGGCATAGTCGCAGCCGTCGCCGGTGCGATATTTATTCCGGATGCACCAGGTACACAGGGAATGAAGCTGTCGCGTCGGGATCATTTGCCCCTGCAGGTCCATCGGGCTTGAGAGTGTGAACTCAACAACTTCATTACTTTCACTACTCTTTGAATCGATGTAGAAAATCTTCAATTTTTCCTGCGTGGGATCGGCTGTCGCATTGCCATCCGCGAAGTTTTTTGCATCAAGATATTTGCCTAACGTGTCATGGATAGTCACCTTCGCCTGCAGCATATCGTCATAGGCAAGACAAAGAGCTGTGATGGAGCTATCAAGGTTTGCTACCGATAATTTTGGTTGCGCGCTGCTCCCGCTAGTAGAAGCTTCGATCCCCTCAATCTGACATGGCCATGCTTTGTATTCCTCCCCCTGCCACCAAATTGATTTAGCTGGAAGCTTATCTTCATCACCCCCGGCCGCGACAATTTCAGCTTCAGTATGTGCCAGACTGTAGCTGTGAAACCGCAGAACCTCGCCTGTTCCAAAGGCCGTTCCATCGACCTCGTAAAGCCTGACCTCATCGCCAGGCTCAAGCTTCTGATAATCTTCATTTAGACTCATGGTTTGAATGCCTGTTGGAAAGTTGCGGAAAGGGAGTAGTTCTCACCTCCCATCGGAGTGGGCTTATACTCGGCACAACGATATAACCCAAGCGGCTCAAGCGGAGGTTTCCACTGGAATGATTTTGTTCCTCCATGCCTGTCAAGAAAGGTTTTGATCGCCTGAACGTATTCTTCAGTCCCAACAAAATTCAGTTCCCACTGCTGGCTGCGAGGATTGAGGCCATCGCCGGAGATCTGCTCGTAGCCATCCCCAAACTTGGCGCTTCTCGTCCTGAATGAGACGGTTTGTGTCGGACTGACTCTGGGGCTCCAGGTAAAAGTTTCGATAGCCATGTTTATCGGGTTCCTTTCATTGCGTTCCAGATATCACCACCAGGTCGGATATCACGCATGACATTCTGCTTGTATCGCTGATCGACGTAACGGCCTACATCGGTACCGAATTGTTCCAGACCTGCAGGTGCCTGTGTCGATGTGTTACCGTTTGAATCGATGTTTATATAAACCTTCGGTGCCGTGTCACCTCCCGCTGCACCACTATTTACAGCACGCACGCCAAGTGAACCATCAGCTGCGCGGGTCAAAGGCATAATCGCTTCTGGTCCCGCCTCCCCCATTACCCCAGCCCCTTTCGCGAATGCGAAAAACGTAGGGTTATCTACGACCTGACCGCTGTAAGCGCTCAAATCTGAGGAGGAATAAACGCCTCCTTTAGCGTTGAACTGGAAGTTACTGCCATAGTCGGCAATGGCTGTTCCTGAACTGGCCGCCGCACCGCCTCCAACAGCTCCAAACACACTCGAACCTACGCTCATGATTGAGCTCAGAATCGTATTAGTTAGCAACGCCTGGGCTGCCATGTCGACGAGGTTTTGAATTATCGACTGAGTAAGCGTGGAGAAGAGGTTGATCATGCCCTCTTTAAAGGTCTGCGTTTTAGTCAACAGCCCCGTCAGAACATTAGTGGTACGCTCCCGGGTAGCATCCACCAGGCCGATTGCCAGATTATTGAAGTCACTCTGTGAGCGATATAATTCCAGCGCGGTCTGATACTGAGCATCAGCAGAATCTTTACTACTCTTCTGCATCAGCATTTCGTACTGCTGCTTACTTACTGCTCCATTGCGATAATAGGTCTCGATCAAGCTTTGCTGCTGTACGAGTTGATTTCTTTGCTGGGCTAGCGGGTCAACGTCCCCGGCAAGCTCAAGCCGTGGCGCTGATAGAGCATTAGCCTGGGCCTGTAGGATTTGTCGGGATGTTTCCTGTGAAAGTGTGACACGCGCAGCCATGTACTCTTTTTCAGTAAGCAAGCGTGCATCAAAGAGAGACTTCAGCTCCTGACTGGCTTCCTTTTCCTGATTGATTGCCGAGCGCGCGGGTGAGTACTGCTCAGCAAGTTCTGCGCGTTGCTTCTGGTAATTCTCAGCATTCATCAGCAGCGTGCGCTGCAGGTCCTGCTCAGTGGCTCCATTTTTACGGGCAGCTGCGATCAGTTTTTCCTGGCTGGCTTTTTCCTGAAGATCAATTTTCCCAAGGCTGGTTGCATGAGCTTCTTCTATCTCCCTGCGCAACTGAAGGTACTGATTAACCGTTTCCTTCTTGGCCTTTTGAGTATCCTCACCGGTCCACGGAGTAGTGACACCCTCACCGGCCTTTGCCGTCTCCGCAGAAATAGTTTTGATATCACTTGCAAGCGATTTGGCTTGATCTGCAATCCCTGTCTGGACCAAAAATCGCGCCTTGCTGACGTTCTCGAGATTAGACTGCGTAGTTTCTAACCCCTTATTCACAGATTCGAGATCAGCTTCAGCTCGTTTTTTACTGTCTTCTACGCCTTTTTTCTGTCGGAATGGGTCAAAACCACCGAGGCTATCAAGCCTGCTGTCTGCGTCCTGAATCTCCTTGATCAGCTGGTTGCGCTGGGTGACCTGATTTTCATACTGGTCTTGCAGGTCAATCTGCTTAACGGCCAGTTGTTTATCAGACATCTGCATCAGCGCAGCAGTAGTCTCAATAACAGCATCCTTGAGGTTAATTGCTGACTGCCGGGCATCCTTCGCCTGCTGATGAAAATACAGTAGCGCCGAACCCGCCAGCATTGCTGCGCCGAACGGTCCACCAACCAGTGCTAAAGCCCCGCGAGCAAGTCCAACGGCAACCGAGGCAGCCCGAGCAGATACTGAGACCTGGCGATTTGCTGCAGCCAGCTGCATTTTCGCTCGGGTTGCCAGATTCGTTTGCTCGGTTTCTTCTCGAATTAACCGGTTAAACTCCCCCTGGTAATTAACGTTCAGGCCTTGTTGCCTGGCGGTCTTCTCCATCTGGCGGTAGTACCCAAACTCGGCATCATTGCGCTTAAGTGTGGCGGCAGTTGCTTCAAGCGTTTTGCGTGCACCGTCAGCCTGGGCCGCAGCCGCAGCTCTTACAGCTGCCTGATTTTGTTGCCAGGCGCTTACGTTTTCACGAAGACCTGCAGTTAGTTTTGTCGAGAGAACGGGGATCAATGTGTACAAAGCTACGCTTGCAACAGCATTGAAATTATCGGTGAGCAGGTTTATTCCATCGGTTACTGACTGAATGCCTGAGCGCAGGGGGCCAGTACTGCTTTGACCAATCTTAATGATCATGCCTTCAAACGCACTGGTCAGTCCCATGATGTCGCCATTCAGGTTATTTACGCGAATAGCGGCCTGCTCATGCGCAGTCTGGGTGCCGGTGAGGGCCTGGGTTAATGCATCAAGTTTGCTGCGGTTGTCCACCAGCACGGAGGCCGCATTGATATTCTCAACCCCGAAAAGCTTTACAGCCTGTGCGGTAGAAAGATTTTTCTTCGACAGGTTTTCAAGCGCGCCACTGAGACCTACGACTGAAGGTTTCAGTGTTTTGTCAGTGCCTTTCTCAAGGGACAGGATCACGTTTCTTAACGCGGTACCAGCTTCACCGCCTTTGATTTCACGCTCTGCAAGAACCTGAATCGCTGCGTTCAGCGTTTCAAAGCCGACTCCTGCCTGTGCAGCGGCCACACCGCCATTTTTGATGGCTGCGGCTGTATCTGCGATTTCGGATGCCCCGAACTTGGCGCCAGCTGCCAGCACGTTGATATAACGGTCAGCTTCCTGAGCCCCTGCTCCGAACTGATTAAGTGAAAGGGCGAGAGTACGGGTTGCGTCAGGCAAAGTTGAGCCTGCGGCCTGAGCAAGCGTAAGCGCGCTCTTTGTCGCCGCAGTAAGCCCGCCTGCGGTCTGAAGAAGTTCAGGCTTAGCGGACGCCATCAACTTCAGAGCTTCCACAGCCTGGCTCGCACTGTATTCAGTGCTGCGCCCCATTTCCTGAGCCGCTTCATCGAGCGTCTTTAACTGAGTTCCCGTCGCACCAGTGATGGCTGACAGATCGGACAGAGCCTGCCCGTATTCCCGGGTTGTCGTGATGATTGCGCCAAGAGACAAACCGGCACCAGCAAAACCTGCCAGACGACCAGCAACACCGGTAATGGTTTTACCCATCCTGGCATAGGCTTCGTCTGTCTTTTTAGCATCTTCTTGCGCGTTACGGTTGAAACGCTTTGAGGAGTTCTCAGCATCGCCGTATGCGCCCATCAGCTGAGATTTAAAATTGGCTGCGTTGAGATGCAGCCCGACGGCAAGGGAGGCAACGTCAGCCATTACATTAATGCTCTCATAACGGCCGCACACTGATCGTCAACATTACTGACTGCAGCGGGAGGCGGGGTTTCAGGGGGTGGCCCACTCTCCTCGCCTGGACGGCTAATAGCACCGGTACGCAGGAAATACGCGCGCCAGTGGTAGAGAGTTTCTACCGGGAGTGAAGCTATCTTTGACGGATCGGGCTCGCCCCAGCGGTCAGCCAGCCAGAAAATCAGCTCAAGCCAGGGCGAGTTGGTTAGTTTTTTTCCGCATCCTCAAGCTTGCCCAGAGCATGCTTTTTAACGGTGGCAATTGCGTCCAGCAGCGCCACGTTGTCGTGCGCTTGCAGCAGCTCTGCTGCAGTTGGTTTGTCTTCAGTTGCGATAAGGCTGCCGTCAGGCTGAACGAGGCAGTCGACAATCAGCTGTACGCTGAGCTCTGAAGCTTTGCGGGCATCTTCAGCGATCTGACTGTCACGCAGCGCTTCTTCATGATCGATAAGTTCGCCAGCAGTCATTCGGCGAAGATGAACGGTGGTCCCAAAAATTTCTGTGGTAACAACGGCGCTTTTAGGCTTCAGAAGAGCTGATTTCAGTGCAGAAACATCGATAGTAGACATAGTTTTTCCTGAGAGTTAGATAATAAAAAGCCGCCAGAAGGCGGCCAATAAAAATTTTGGTAATCAGCTGCCCGCTGCAGTACCCCAGGTGATGTTGTTCTGTTTTCCCTGAACGGTAATCTGAATGACTTCACTTGCCGGGGCGGTGATTTCATTCATCTGCCAGCCGGACAGCGCCAGGATCATATTCGCTGTTCGTCCGTTTGGCAGTTCAACGTAAAACTGTACGGTTTCTCGGTTTTCTGCTGCGTTGAGGAAATCGGCAAAGTCCTGATTGGCTGGATCGTCGATAAAGCCCAGCGATTTTTCCGGGCCTTCAGGCAGGTCAGAAATAAACTGTTTGCTGGTATCAATCAGCGTAGTGCAGTCTACAAAGCTGCCCGTCTGACCTGTAGCACCCAGTGCTTTACAGTTGATGAGGGGTTTCATTGTTGCTACGTCGCTGCCCGCGGCGCCCCACATAACGACGGTGCCAGCAGGCAGCATCGCGTACTCTGGCGAAGTTTTGTCAGCCATAATTTCTCTCTCTTTGAAGGTGGCAGCGAGCGCTACCGATGGTTTTCAATGCGGTCGCGTATTTCTATCGCAAGGATGCGTAGAACTTTCGCTTTCTGATAATCCAGCGCTGGACGAATGAAGGGGCTGGCGACCTGCTTAACGGTCCCCATCTCCTGCGCCAGCGCTTTGATGAAGTGTTTTTTGCTCGGGCCAACACGAAGATAAACAACCGCATTGCCTTTAGCTTTCGAAGAAGATGAGCGGATTTTTATTGAATCGCGCATGTGCTCATCTTTTGCTGATTCGTCATAACCAGCATGCGCTTTCATATCCTCAAGAACAGGCTCAAGAGCCGCTTTCCCGGCATCCCGCAAAACCTGCGTACCAACCTTTTCACCAAGGCCAAGGAGCTGACGTTCGAGTTCCTGAAGCCCTTTCACCTCCATGCGGATCATGATTACTCCTCATAAAAATAAAGTACGTAATCGCGGATGAGCCTGTACTGAACTTGGTTGCTGGTAAGGGTCGCCTTGTCCTGCAGAATATTTCCACGCTGAACATATTGAACCGGATAACCTTCAAGCTCTCCGTGGATAATGCCTTTCCAGTGAGTCCAGATAGCTTTATCCAGTTTTACCAGCCCGGTGTAATCACCCACTTTGTACATAGAGATTTGAAAGCGGCCAGCTATCAGTCCTGTGCGCACCATGCCGTTTTCGATATCCGGATCTGAAATCAGCTGAAAAGTAATGCCGGTTTGCTCGTTGTCTGGCAGCAGGAGAGGATAAACAGCCATTCCGGACAGACGTTCAAGCGAAGTTTTAATTGCCTGTTCTATCATGTCGTATATCCCTTTCAGCCGTAATCACACATCGATCAGGATTGCTACGGTCAACTGCGCGTACGGTGAAGACCTCTTGATTCCACGTTATTTTCCAGTCAGCCTGAATGTCTGGACGAACCCGGATCGTGAATAGCCAGGTTTCAACTACTTGCTGCTGGTCGATTGTGCGGATTTTTCGATTGGATACGTTTTCAGCCTTTGCCCATACAGTCGCAACCACCACCGCGATTGACGGGAGAGGTTCGCCAAGCGGCCCTCGCTGAATTTCCAGTTTCTCTAATCTGATGCGTTTGTTAAGCTCGCCAGCACGTAAAGAACTCATAGGCCATAAATCCTGTAAGGCTGAAGAAGAGCTTCTACGGCGAAGGGGACCTGAGCCACTGTCTCACCGATAACCACAGATTCACGATTCGCATACCAGTGACCAATCAGCAGTAGCATTGCCGCCTTAACATCATCATTCAGTAAAATCGGGTCCGGGTCGTCTGCGTAGCCAGGTGAGCTTTGGTTTTCATAGAGCGTTCGCCTTGTCCATGTCTGGACGTAACGCGCCGCCGCACCGGTGTATAAAGTCAGCAGGGCATCGTCTCCGGAAAAATCGGTATCAATGCGGCAGTGCTGTTTCACCACATCAAGGTCGACCATTATTTTTTCGCCTTCTTGTCCGCTTTTACTTCCGGCTGTTCCTGCTGCTGTTCCTGCTGCTGTTCCTGCTGCTGTTCCTGCTGCTGTTCCTGCTTTGCAGGATTTTCTGATTCTTCGAGCTTCGCATAACCTTTCTTGATGAGCTCGCGCCCGTGCTGTTCCAGAGTTTCCAGCGGAAGCCCTTCAGTAACGACGGTACCGCCGAAATAAATCGGTTTGAGTGCGATCAGTTTCATTTTCCCACCTGTGAAAGCGGCCCGCAGGCCGCCGTTAAGGATTACGCGCCGCCACCTGCTGCAGGCGCAGTGAAGGAGCCGTAGATGAACGCTTCAGGGCGTTTCACCGCCAGGGCCAGACGCTCTTCGCAGCGAATCGAGATCATGTTTTTCTCAAAGTCGTCGGCGTTCTCAGTGGAGATCACCACGTTGGCGTCTTCACGGTCAAACAGCTGTGCCGCAGCGTTGAATGCACCGGTCAGGAACTTGCCCTGGAATGCTGCGGCTTCGGTTGCTACCACCGGCAGGCCCCAAAGGGTAGGACCAGTCAGGGCCGCTGGGTTCGCCAGGATATAGCGGCCCAGCGTGTCTTTGGTGAGTTCAATCTTCGCCCAGTCGATGAAGTGCAGGACGTGGCCGGAAGCCGGGAAGCGTGCCAGCTGAGCCTGCAGCATTGCGAGGCGCAGATCGTCGATGCCGTTCTGTTGTTCTACGGCGAACGCAGCATCGTACGCCGAGGCCTGCGGCACGATGCCTTTCAGGTGCGCACCGGTACCGTCGCCAAAGAGAATTTCCTGTTCTTCCACATACTTCAGTCCGTAACGCATCTCGGCGTCGATAGTGGACTGCAGCTGCGCGAAGTCATCCAGAATCTGTTTGGACGCCTTGAACATGTGCGCGATGGTGGTGACCGGCGTGATCTGCGTGGCGAACTGGATATCGCTGTACGGCTTGGCGGTGCCTTCCGGCACAACTTTCGCCGCATTGGTGAAGCCGGTTTGCTGCACCCAGAAGATGGCCGGTGCTGAGGTGCGGCCAGGCGCGATCAGATCGCGGATGAAAAGGCGCTGTTTCGGTGCGGTGTCGATACCCGGCAGACGCTGCGGTTCAACCACGCCGGTGACGACATCCGTGGAAATAAGCGCGGCGTTCACCGGTACGCTGACGCGCTTACCGCCTTCCACGCTTGCCGCGAATGCTTTCAGTGCTTCGCTGCTGATGACGGTCTGGCCAACGGTCTCGATCACCTTTGCAGCGTTGGCCAGCGGCATCTGGGCAACATGTTGCTCCAGTTCGCCCATTGCGGCCTTCAGGGTTTTTTCAGCTTCACGCAGCGCATTGAACTCAGAAGCCATTTTATCAACGGCAGCTTTTGTTTCTTCTGACAGCCTGCCTGACTTCTGCGCCTCTTTGAGTGCGTCTTCTGCTTTCGCGTTGAATTTGCCGGTTGCCTCTTCAATGCTGGCAGTGACTTTTTTCAGAATTTCGTTTACTTCAGACATAAAGGGTCCTTATTTGACTAACGCCGCAAGAGCGCTTTCAAGTGAATTGAGGGTTTCAGGTTTGATATCTTCGGCAGCGCCCGGCGTACCGTCATTGGTGGTGACAGCGCCAGGCATGCCACCGGATAAGGCTTTAATGAGTTTTCGGCGCTCAGAGCGCGGAGTGTTGGTTTTGGCAAGTAGCGCATCGAGTTTTCGCAGCGCGGCAGCGGGTGATTCATCACCATCGCTGACTTCATCAGCAGAAAGGAGGCTGTCCGCCAGACCTTTCGCCACGGCATCACTGCCACCGATATAGCTTTCTGCATCCATCAGCTTCTGTACGGCGGCCATGTCAAGACCGGAACGCGCAGCGTAGATGTCAGCCATTGCGGTATCGAATGGTTCCAGGGACTGCGCCAGTTCAGCAAAGTCATGGCGGTTTCCCATCGCGTAAACCCAGCAGTTGTGGATCATCAGGAAGGCACCACGACCAATCTGAATATCATCACCGCCCATTGCGATGATCGAGGCGGCACTGGCTGCAATGCCAAGCACCTTCACCGTTACACGGCCTTCGTAATCGCGGAGAAGGTTGTAGATAGCCAGGCCTTCGAACATGTCGCCGCCTGGGGAGTTGATATTTACTGTGACATCAGCGCCATTCATGGCCCGAAGTGCACCAGCAATACGCTTAGCTGTCACTCCTTCGCCCCAGTAGTCCTGTCCGATAACATCAAAAACAGAAATGCTGTTTTCGTCGGAGGCCGCAGCTTTGATCCCGCCGTCCCAGCGGTCCAGTGCGGACGGTAATGTTTCACAGGTAACGCGCGCGCATGGGCGACCCGCCGGTGCTACCGGAAGTTGTTTTTTGCTCATCAGGAAAGTGCTCCTAAGCGGCCTGTTTCAGTGGAGATTGTTCAAAGGAAATATCGGGGAATACGTGGTTATGCAGTTCTCTCAGAGCCAGAGCCTGAACAGCAGGATTGATGCTTTCGAGATTTTTCAGTTGCGTCAGGTTGAGTTGAACGGTGTAAATGTCACCCCCTTCAATCGGCGGCATGTTCTCTAGACGGCGAACGTCATTGCGGGACATCCAGCCATTCTGAAGCGCACTGGTATAGTACGCAGCACGGCCGGCACTATCGGCTCGCAGTAGACCTTCAACGGAGAACTCTGCAAACACGTCATCATCGCTGTCGAGTAAGCACCGGTCAATTTCCTGCTCTATGTTCACCAGCAGCGGTCGCAGGGTGTGCGTCAGGAACTGCAGGTTCATACCCTCAAGGCTTGACGCCCAGCTGCTTTGCTTCGTGGTGTGACCGACCATGAAAGGAGGAACCCGGAACCAGCGGCAGATTTCCTCAATACTGAATGAGCGGCTTTCCAGCATCTGGGCGTCTTCCGGATTCATGGTAACGCCCTGATACTTTAGTCCTCCCTCCAGAACCATAATTTTCCCGGCGTTCTTTGAACCGGTAAACTTAGCCATGTACTCACGGAGCCTTTCCCTTTGCTCATCGTTTAATGCTTGCTCCGCTGTCAGGAATCCAGAACTTTGTAACCCTTGCTCGAAAATTTTGGCCGCGGACTCTTCAACCGCCATTGCTGAACCGATCACATCCCGGCCTGTTTTCATCGGCATCATGCCGCAAACGCCGTCAAGACCGAACCCGCGAATGTGCATGATGTTTTTGACGGGAATGACGCGCTCGTTACCGTTTTCAGTGTATTTGTATTCCAGCGCCCCGGTCACGAGACGTTTAACCACCATGTTCTGCGGCAGCAAAGGCACCAGCGAAACCAGGCGGTTTGCAATGAATTTCTTCTCAATGAAGGCGTTCCCGCGCAGGCAAATACTGGCGACCACCATCAACATAAAGCGTGATGGTGTCATTTCTGAATTGGGTCGGCGGCACAGTATCGAATAGGCCGGATGATCGGTTGCCGCTTTGCGCGAACCGTCAGGCTGTCGAACGTATATTTTCAGCGGAAGGGTTGAAATAGACTCGCTTAACAGTCTTACGCATGCCCACACAGCCGATAGCTGGATGGCTTTATCGGCCGTGACCACCTTCCCGCTGCTGCTGGTGCCAAACCATTCCTCCCAGAACGTGCCGGTAGTCAGGCTGATAGGCACACCGAGCCAGTTAAGCAGAGCGCTTTTAACTCTGCCTGGCTGTTTGTTTTTTTTCATCAGAAACCTACCATGATGGGATTATTGAAGAATCCGGAGAGATCCTGCTGGTCGTTGCCACCGTTAACCAGAACGCGGCTCATTGCTGTGAACAATGCCGCCGGGCCATCAATCTTGGCCTCTGGTGTGGACTTGTTCGGGAAAATGTTCTCGTTCCGGTCAGGTTTGACGGTTACGTTGGACATCATCCAGTTCATTACCGGGTGATCGCTGTGATGGAAGCGGCCACCGTATACCAGTGCTTCGACCTCTTTCATCGCCTCAGAGAAATTGCGAACCGTCTGCGGTACTTCCACCAGCGGCAGCCCTTCTTCTGCCAGCGCAAGGCTGAACTGCGTCGCACTCCACGGGTCGAAGCCAATTTCTTTCAGACTCTCGCCAGCAACCCACACCTGCAGCTCTTCTTTAATCTGAGCATGGTCGATTACATCCCCGTCGGTAAGGATCAGCTTGTCCATCTCGGCCCACTTACGATAGAGCTCTGCCATCTGGCGTGAACATTTCTCAAGGCGTCCTTCGGGCAGCCAGAATTTAAAATCCGCATGAACGTGGCCACCTGGCGCGCGCCAGACTTTAGCGGCTGCACAGATATCAATTTTGTTTGAAAGGTCAACGCCTACCCAGGAGGGATAGGTTTTAAGTTCGTGCTGCGGGGCGATAAACTCGCATTTTTCCCATTTCATCATGTCCATCCAGGCAGACTCAGCTGTTACCCAGATATTCATGTGTTTGGTGAAAAAGTTAATCCTGGCCGAAACCTGCTCTTTCGCCTTTTTAGCCAGGCGGCGCAGGTCATCCCAGCGCTTACAGATACCCAGCCCCGGATTCGCCTTCTGCCAGACTTTTTCATCAAAGGGATCGTCACCTTCATCTAAGGTGTAGATGATGGCAAAAAACGTATCGTCTTTTACCAGTCCACGCAGCACCTTGATGGCGTAATCACGCAGTTCGTAGCAGATACCCTCTTTGTTGAAGCCCGCTGTGGTAATGCCGAAAAGCAACGACTGCAGGCGCGCGCCGGTTGCCGTCTCCAGAACGTCCCATACATCACGGGTTTTATGTGCATGCAGCTCGTCGACGATGGCGCAGTGGATGTTCAGGCCGTCGAGGTTGTTCGCATCTGATGATAAAGGCTCGAATTTGGAGGCCGTTTGCTCCTGGTAGATAGCGAGCTTGTTGAATTCGAAGATCCGCCCAAGAGTGGCTTTCGCCTTCTTGACCATATTTTTCGCGTCTTCAAAAACAATTCGCGCCTGGTCACGGGTGGTTGCAGCGGAATAAACCTCCGCACCACCCTCGCCGTCAGCGCCAGCCATATAGAGCCCAACGCCGGAGCAAAGTGTTGATTTGGCATTTTTACGGGCCACCTCAACATCTGCTGTACGGAAACGCCGAACCATCACCGGCCGACCGCTGCCGTCGTTACGCAGAACGGTTTCCCCCGTCTCTTCGTTAACCAGCGGGATAACAAAACCAAAAATATTAATCAGGATGAAAACATGCCAGTCCATCAGCTCAATAGGCTGGCCTGCCAGCGCGCCCTTTACGTGAGGAACAAAATTATAGAAATTCAGAATGTGCTGCGCGCGTGGCTCACTGAAGAAAATACCGCGCTCTTCGCCGTGTGCCAGATCGTCAAGAAAACGCTGGCAGGCAAGGCGCACATACTCACAGGCAATTATTTCCCCCGCCACCACCCTCTCGGCGTAGCGGATGCCTTCTGCAACCTTAGCCATTAATCCCTCGCTTTCATAAACTCGGCCAGCGGGTCAACCGCATCAGGACCTTTTGCATTCACTTTCGAGCGGCTGGCTGGTGTCATCCCGAACTCTCCGAGCATGGCGCGAAGGCGTTTCCAGGCATCAGCTTTCATGATGGCTGCCGGGTGAGCTTTGATCATCACATCCCCGCTCTGTGTTTCGGTCCGGTAGGTGTACCCCTCAATTTCAAGCGTGTCGCAGTGGTGCCGGTATTCGGTATAAGCCTCAACCAGCAGCTCAAGGGCTCTGGCGTCCAGTTGAGACATCACACCGATAGCATCGAGCTCGTCGGCCATCCGTTTAAACCAGTACTTCCCCTGCTTGTCGAAATGCTTCGGCGTTGGGGGTACCCCTGCAGCTGGCTTAGGTTCGTTTTCATTAATCGGGCGTTTTGATGGGTTACCCCTCACCAAACGTAGATGGGTCGGGGTTTTCGGTGGTCCAGACATAATCGAAAACTCCTATTAATCATCGAATGGGGGACCCCATAAAAAAGTTTTCTAACCTGCGGCGATGTGAAAAGAGGTTAGGCGGCGGTCCTTAAGGGCCAAGCCCCTGAACTTTCTACCCGCCCTCCCCCAATGATTTCAAGTGCAATTATTCACGTTGAAATGATTGCATTTGAAATCATTTCTCTTTCCATCAGTCGAGGTGGAAGTCATCACTGAGGTTGCGCCGCCGCGCGCTGCTGGCATTGTGCGGACAGGCGCTGGAGTTATGTCCTGACTGGCCGCAGTAACTGCAGCGCAGGTTCGCACGGCGGGCTGAGCCTCCCCATGTCTTTGGGCAGTTCGCTACGGTGTGCAGCGTCGAGCCGCAGTAGGTGCAGCGTGTATAGCTCATCGGGTTCTCTCCGTTGCGGTCTTGGCTTTATGGCAGCCGCGGCAAATTGATTCCAGATTAGAGAGATCGTCAGTACCGCCGTGAGCTTTCGGCTTGATGTGGTCCACCGTCTCAGCGGGTGTATACCTTCCATTTCGCAGGCATTCCTGACAAAGGTGTTTATCTCTGTCGAGAACGATTTGGCGCAGCCTGTCCCACTTACTGCCATAACCTCGCTGATGCCTGCTCTGCCCTCGCTGATGCTGCTGCCAGCCTTCATTGCGGTGATGTTCGCAATATCCAGAGCGGTCGGTTGTAGTCCCGGAGCAGCCACGCTTACGACAGGCGCGGGGGATGGCCGCTGGCATTAGCACTTACCATAGAGCAGACCGCCAGGCTTCAGTGCGTTGCGAATAGCATTGCTCACTGCGTCATTCACTGCCTGTTGCAGGCCAGCGGTTGACGCTGCCTTGGCAGCTATCGCAGTCTGAAGGGATGTGAACAGATCGCTTTCACGTACAGCCTTGAGAACCAATTCTTGCATCTCGTCGGTTAGTCGCGCCTTGGTGGCTGTGCCTGTCGCTGAAGCAATTGAACTGATTGGTTCAGCGGTGGCATTATTGCCATCAGCGGGATTAGCTCCATCATGACTAATTGCCCCAGGGAAACCACCAAAAGCCAGACCACCATTGAAGGCCGTCTCTTCATTATTGCTGGCTGATTGAGCGGCTTCATGGACCTTAAAGCGATCAGCCTTAAACGTTGCCTGCTGCTTTCCTTCTTCAACTCCGAGGGTCATGCCAGCTTCGTGCGGCTTGCCTTTGCCGGCGACGTTTAATTTAACGATGTAGCTCTTAGACAATACGGCATCGTCGATCTTCGCATCGGTAACGAACACCTCGCCGTTATTAATAATCAGCACCCCGCTCTTTTCGAAAGACCAGCCATCTTTCAGGACTTTGAATGCATCGCTGTTACGGATTTTGTCGTCCAGCTCATCAATAGTTTTTTGTACGTCTGAAGTGTCCAGCTCAACGCCAATGGTGATTGCGCTGCAATACTGCTTCACACCAAAACGAGTATTTACCAGATGCTTAATGGCAAACTCCTGCCCTTCAGCAGTCAGGAAGGTGAAATAATTTTCCTTTTGATATTCCGTCGCGGTATGGCGTGTTTCAGCGAATCCCAACTCTCGAAGCTCAGCAGCACCAGATTTAGCTGGCAGGTCACCAGACTGAAGCGCGCCACGGAAAAACAGCGAATACAGAACATCAGTCGCAGCGCCGGACAAAGTAATGATTTTCTCACTCATGATTTATTTCCTTTTAGGCGTGAGCCTGTCGCACGGCAAAGCCGCCGAAAGTTAACGGTTTGCCCAGGCTCACTGCTGAAAGACTTTCTTTGATGTGCGCGTGCGATGCGCATAAAAAAGCCACCGGCGAATACCAGTGGCCACTTAATTTTTTCAACGGATTACTTAGCGAGAATTACATAATCAGAAATTAACTCTGCTTTTTGCGAATACTCTTTTGCCAAGCGCTCAAGCTCACTCGCTTCGAGTTTCCCGGACTGTGAGCTTTTGATGTAAGCGGCAATCTCGGATTCATGCAGTAGGACATTTGGATTTTGGGAAATAATTTCTTTTACAGCACTATAAAATATCCCCATATCGATAGGATGCCCTGTATGCCATGTGGAGCGAGCAAGCCATTTATCTAAAGCACTAATACCTTTCAACATAAAACCTCCTGTTTGTGTGGAGTGCTATCCTCCCACCAAATGGGTTATGTCAAAAATGTTTTTTGCATTATCGCAGGCACTCGGGGAATACCTGCTGTAATGCCTAGTCTTCCAGTTGCAGTACGCCGTGCTCTTCTGAACCTGAATAGGCGACCAGACCCGTGTATTCCGGGATAACCTCGCCATCATCAGCTTCGAACTCCGGGATGGTGCCAGTGGTGATAGTGTATTGAGGTGCGCCGTCTTCTTTCGCGAAATTAGCCAGGTCTTCGATTTGCTTAGCTGTGAGAACTACAGTCATGCTCTTTCCTCAGTAATTAAAGGTCCCGCTATTGCGAGGCTCTGGTTTGTTTCTGGCAGTTAGCCTGCCACGCTTTGTTATGCGCCAGGATGTCTTTCTTGGTCTGGCGATCCAGCACATCCCAGTCGTGCGCTGTGCCGTAGATGGGTTTAACCCAGTCGCAAGCCGTGTCCACCACCTCAACCCTTACGGGTCCAGTTGTCCCGCAGCTCGCGATCAACATCGTCGCCAGGCATATGGTTAACAGTCTGCTGTACATTGCTGGCCTCTTTCGTTGTCTCTACACGGCGATCTGCTGCTGCGACCGTTGCAGCTGCGTTATCTTCGGTGCGCTGCTGAACTGCTTTTGCTTCTGCTTTGCTTGAGCCGCGAATATGGCCCAGGCCGAAAGCGCCAGCGATGGCGGCAATGACTGCTGCAGCAATACCGATTAAAGTTTCAAACCCCATAGTGACCTCACACCAGCACAGATTTTGCCAGGTTAAACAGCGCGCGGCGTTTATCCAGCCCGTTACGTCCGCCATTGATAAGCAGCGTGACGCGCTCCACGTCGCCGGAATGGAGCAGGCATCCGTGAGAGACATAGAACCATGCAGCTGAGCGCGCAGCATATTCATCCTGTTCCAGCAATTCAGGCTGGGTTACAAGGTCCAACTTCAGCGCGTGGCCACAGTTGCGGTAATTGCTGAGCCCGGTGATTTGCTTCAGGCCGCGACCGCGATATTTCCAGCCATCACCAGCAACCTGGTTGCCCAGGTTCTTTTTGCCCCACTCACCGCCATAAACCAGATTGGCTATCGCTTTCTGATTTGCCGGTTGCGTTGCCGTTCTGCCGAGTGCGGCGGCCTGCTGTGCAGTAATGCGATGCTTGCCGAACGTAGGTACCAGGTTTTCTGCCGAATAGTTCAGGTTTTCCACCAGCCGGGTGAAACCGCCGGACTCATGGCCCATCTGCGCGATAAACATGGCCTGATCGAGCGGCGCGGTTATGCCGAATTCCTTCATTGCAGCATCGATATAGTGAAACCAGCGCACGGCTAGACCGGCGCTTATACCTGCCGCCTTTTGAAATTGTGTTTGGTCCATTAGTGCCTCAGATGATCTACCAGGCGTGCCACGTTGCCTTTAACGGCCACCAGCACGAAAAGAAAGATGATATTGGCCCCGATGGAGGACCAAGAAGAATGAGGATAAATCCCGCACAGGTACGCAAGCGGTACCGCGCTGTAAGTGACGGTAATCAGCCATGCCAACCGGGAAACCCACGGGCGATGGCGGGAGTCACCCCGGCGATAAAACATCAGAGTAACCACCACTCCGGCACAGATCAGAGCGTTTAATGTTGCAGTTGGGTCATTTAGTACCACCTGAACCTCCCCGGCGCGTTATCAGCGCCACCAGCGAGCCGACATCCTGGTTATTCAGGAACGTCAGGATTTTGACGGCTAATGCAGAAATGATTACGGCACCGATGGCGTCCAGAGGTTTATCACTGTAACCGGTCCAGGCAGATAACTTTGAGCCTACTAGCCCGGAGCATAAGATCCCGGCGATATACGACACTATGAAATATGCCAGCCGGCGGGTTGCACTCAGATCAGCTGCTGTGGCGATGTAGAATACGGCACCTGCAAATGCGCCAAATACCACACCATAATCGGTGCCTGTAAGCAGGCCATAGATACTGGCACCCGTCAGAGCGCCACCGGCTAAGCCAGTGCCGGAAATCGGATCGGACATCGGTCCCCCTCAATGCTGTGAATCCTCTCAATATGAGGGGAAAGAAGGCCGCTAGGCGGCGTTATTGTCACTCTGTCAAAGGCCATCGTAATGACCTTTTGCACAGTGTTATTTACTAGATTTAATCAGGGGCCAGAGCAGCGCAATCACTCCAGCAACCAGCACACCATCAGCAAGGATGGACATCATTTTGCTGGTGAAGTCGATGGCAACTACCAGGAACAACAAAACCCCGGCGGCCGCCCAACGCAGTTTTCCGATCACAGGTACTGATCCAGTGGAAGCTGCAGCGCCTGAGCGATTTTCTTCAGCTGTTTCTCTTCTTCTTCACCGATCCCGTCGTTGTCAGCAACATCGAGACACAGACACAGAACGTCAACAGCATCAGTTGTACCGGCAACGTCAGCCAGCTCGCGCAGCGCCTGAGCATTAGCGGAGCGCGGCGAGGCTTCGTAGCGCGCGCGAATGTTGCTGCTCATCTGCGCAATTTCTCCGGCGAACGGTGCGAAGGCAGGCAGTGCCGAAATGGTTTTTTCCAGCGTGGCGATTTCTTTCGCGTCGCAGGTACCGTCGGCATACGCAATGGAGTAAGCGCCCCATACAGTCGCCTCAACCGCATCGCGGTTTTCCATTTTCTTAACTTCAGTAACGGCTTTACGTGCTTTCTTTTTGAAGATACCAAACATAGTGACTTTCCTTTTAGCGGGTGAGCCAGCGCTCAGGAATGATCAGCCCACAGAGACAGTCACACCGACCGTTCCCTATGGCTCACCCCTGAAAGGCTCTGTGGTTGAATTGCGCCGAGCGTGGCGCGAAGAATTGCAGGCATAAAAAAACCCGCGCTGAGGCGGGTTTGATGTCGTGTAGGCGTAATATTCCACGATGGAAAGCATACAGGACAGTTTTATGCAAAGTCAACACTAACGTGCAAAAAAGTGTCGCCATTTGCTCCGATCATATTAATAAGTTGTCGCCTTCTCAAATTCCACTGCTGCATGACGCTCCCCCTGACGCAAAGTGTCCACCAGCATTTCATAGAAGGGTTTCCAGTTACGTGACCATGAGGACTGATGGAGGTCCGGGAGACGCTTCAGAATGGCACGGTGTACAGTCGCCGAGGAGATGGCAGAGAAACCATTACCAGAGCAACGTTCACACGTTTTGAAAACCGGTGCGCCGCGGTCTTTAGTCGCTTTGCGGTCCAGCACTTCACCTTTACCGCCGCACCTGCACCGGGCGCTGATCGTTCCCTTGCCTTCGCAAGCATCACAGACCGCCGGTACAACCTCTGTTACCTCCATCCACTGCTCCCAGTCAGACGGTCGAACAGCACGAGAGCGGTTAGCCCAGTATGGAGCTTTACCCCATGGGTACGAAACTTTGCGGGTAATTTGCTCGCGGGTTGTTCGCCCGGTACCGCTGCAACTGTGACATGTCACGCTGGTAGCCGCCGAACGGGAGTAATCAGCAAAGGCAAATTGTGCCAACATCTGCATACACCATCCGAACTGCCCACCAGCTGCCTTGCGAACATTCTTCGGAGCGACATCCATCGCATATCGCGCCAGCGCCTGAACTGCGAGCTGTTCATCCGTTTTGCTGATTCCCGCTTTACCGAAGAACGCCGCCAGGCCGAACCGCGCACGGCTGCTGGTGGTACCAATCGCCGCCATTACATCAGTGCCGGTGAGACGATCCGGAGAGGTTCCTTTCACGTCGTCGCTGATGTGCACACCCTGAGGGCTAAAGTGTTTTAGTGATGCTTCCAACTTCATTGAATGGTTTCCCCCTTTTCAGCAGTGCCAAACCAGCCAGGGTGCGCCCACTGGACATCAGTCACTTTATCGCCGTTACCCCACAGCGTCAGAACACGCATAGCAACGTAGTGCATAAGGATTTTTTCATGCTCTCGCCACTCATCATCAGGAGTGTCTTCAACAAATTCAGCGATGGCGTCAGCAATAAGACCGAAACACTCAGGAAAATCACTATGACCGATTGCGATGTCTTTTGCCGTTTCCTGAAGCTCCATAAAACGCTGCTTGGTAAAGAGATACGACATTTCTCTAATTAGGCGATCCATTTTAATACCTCGTTGCGTTGGTGGCTTCCCACTCAATATCAAGTTCACTTTGCTGTTTGCCGGCCAAGTAATTGAAGGGCCCTTTATCACCCTCGATAAACTGGTGTGAGCGGGAATCAAAGTTAGCCCCTATGTCTCCGATCCAGCCTTCCCCTTCACGTTGTTTCAACAGGCGGATCATCGAAGCGGGCATTTGGATAGCAGTCTGTTCGTCCTTATCAAGGCTCTCATACCCCATTCTTTCAGCTTTGCGCTGCGCCAGTTCGCGCGGGATATTACGCCAGACGGCCATAACGTTGTCGGGCATGTCAGTTAAAGCGCCAGTGCCTTTAACATCCATTTTCCCTGTTGGTGCAGCTTCGTTTGTTTTTCTGGCATGCGTTACCAGCAGAACATGGCAGTTGTGCTCGTTTTTAAAGTCGCAGAGGGTATCGATAAATTCTTTTTGTCCACCGTAGTCCTCTTCATCGAGTCCACATTTTGCCAAGTTGTCGATAACGAAAAGATCGATTCCATAGCGGCGTCTGGCATAGGCAAATATTTCCAGCAGGCGATCGGCCTTGGCTGTTCCGGTGAGTTTGAACACCCAAAGACGATCAGAAAACCACTCGTTAGTCATGATGATTTCAGTACGTTCTGGGTTTTTTCTACAAATGGTTTGCCGGGTAAGACGAGCCAACATTTTCCCAGGCTTAAGCTCCAGCGAGGCAATGCATACCCGGACTCCCTGGCTCATGGCATTAACGGCGATATGTCCCACCAGCTCGGTTTTTCCGTGGCCGTTTACTCCGTTAACCAGCGTCAGCTCGCCGGCGCGGAATTTGAAATTACTGTTCAGCGAATCCCACGGGCTGGAAAATAATCCAACGTCTCGATGCTCGAACGCATCCAGTGTTTCCTGAAGGAGATCACCCGCAGAGCAGAGTTCATCAGGGTCAAAGAATTTAGCGGTCCCCAAGTAGTGCCAGATTTCATCCTCGCTCATCCCGGAGGTCAGGCATTCATTGATATCTTTGTGCGGCAGCTCTACCAGGCGGCAACGATGCTCCCCTAGACGACGAGCAATTTCTTTTGCGGCTTCGCGCCCTACATCATCGTTATCGAGGCTTAACCAAATTTCTTCGAATCGGTCGAGGTTGTGATACTCGTATTCGATCCATTGCTGTTTGGCCCCTTTTCCACCGCCGAACGGTACCGATAGAGCACTGATACCGAATTGCGAGTAGGTCATACAGTCAATCTCTCCTTCGCAAAGCACAACAGCGCGAGCTTTCGCGTCCATAGCCTGCCAGCCAAACAGACATGGCTCGCAATCAGCTTCAGCCATGATCAACTTTTTGCCATTTGGTCGTTCAGTGCCGATTCGCTTTACCTGCAAAAGCTCACCGTTGCGAAGATACGGAAACGCCACTGCCGGAATTTCGCGGTTTTCATCGTGGTACCAGACGACTGCGTCCGAAACACGGAATTGATCAGCTGTCTCTCGGGTGATGCCACGGGAAGAGAGGTAGTCGTAGCAATGGCTCGCCTTTTTAACGCCTTTTTTGGTTGGCCGTGAGAAGGTTTTTTTCTTCGCCTCGAAGTGGTTATCGTCGTCCTTCAGCCCAAGGAACTCTTTCGCTTCCCGCATAGCGTCGTGCAGCTGGCAGTTACGCACCAGAACCCAGAGATCCAGCAGGTCACCGCTGTCACCGCTGGCAAAGTCAGCCCATGACTTTTTACCGCCGATATTGACCTTGAGGCTTTTTCCTGAGTCACCGTTCGTATTGCCAGCGCACCACTCTTTCCCCTCCAGATGTCCTTTCGGAAGGAGAAATTTAGCGACGCGCTCGGCGTTATCCCAAAGTTTTTCTGAAAGTTCAGCAGGGGTCATCAGACACTCCGTAAATCAAATTTGATAAAGCACCACGTCACGAATCCCTCGCGCAGAACGCCACAGTTATAACCAGCAACCAGTACACGCTTGAGGGTTGTTTTCATGGGCGGTTAGCTCCGCGCTTCATACGGTCAATGGCTGCCTGGCTGATAAATACCTCAGCCGAACCGTCATTGGGTTTGGCGTACCATGACGCTCCTGTCCCACCAACGGCGTTTGTGCCTGCAGATATCTGATGGGCTTCCTGTGGCTTTTCGTCGTTCCAGCGCTCACCGTTCAGGTATGAGGCTGGAAGTAGTTTGTCGAAGCCCATTTGCTGCGCCTTTGCCCTGAGGCGGATATCTTCTGCCAGCATTACGGCGAAGCTATCCGGAGTACCTCGATTTGTTTTTTTCCATTCGCGGTATTTGGTTTTAAAGGCGGATCGGGCCTTAACCTTGGCATCCTTCCTCAAACCTGCGTCCCAAAAAATATTTTCGAAAGCGGCATCGATTGGATCAGGCTCTTCAGCTCTTTCAGAGTCTGAACCAGGTTTTCCCTGTGCAGGTTGACCTTTCGACTCGTCAGATTTATCACCATCGGTCCGATTCGAATCGGACAAATTAGTTTTATTCCTTTCCTCTTCCCTTCCTTTCCCTTCCTTTCCGTCAGTGAGTTCTTCGTGAGCACTCACTGAGTCCTCAGTGCTAGCTCCATTACTTGTATGTGAATCATGTGTTTGTTTATCAACATCACTCACTGAGCCATACATGTAATTCGGTGCTGGTTTCCGTGAGTTATCAGCAACGTCTTCAGGAGTAGGTATTGTTGTTGCTGATGGTCGGTTAATTTTCTGGTGTTTAGAAAAACCATCTATGTGAATATATTCAACACCACTCACTGAGTACTCACTGATTAATCCGGCCACGCTAAGTTCTTTAATTAACGGTTCGCAGTCGATCATGTCGGCAGGGAAAATCTGCATCTTGATACGCTTAGGGGAGCGCACCAGATTGCCTTTGTCGTCGGCAAAATTGAACATGCCGATAAACATCAGACGCGCCTCAAATGAGCACTCGACAATCTTCTCATCGGTCCAGAACTCAGGTTTAATTGTTCTAATGCGTGCCATCTATCAGCCCTCCATCAGCACAAATAACCCCACTTACATCAGACTTTGACTGGAATTTGGCATCTACCAGGGAGGCCTTGCGCGCATTGCAGGAATCACACAAACATTGCATGTTGTCTGGGTGGTGAGCACCACCATTACGTCGCGATACAATGTGATCTGCGACCAATTTAATGCGGTCTTGACTGCCACAATGACGGCATTTGAAACCGTCGCGCCAAAGAACAAATTCGCGTAGTGCGCGATGGCAAGGTACGCGCATTTTCAGGCGACCTTTGATCGTGGGCACTTTCCATTTGTTGCCGTTCTGGTCTAACCAAAACTCAGACGGCACCTTTCCGTAATCACGCATTTTGCGCCTCCGAGACCTTCGTAAAATACTGTTGGAACTTCCAGACAGGCTGCATGCATTCATGCGGATAATTCTGCCTGGTGAAATACACCTGCTGCTTATCCCGATTCCAGCCGGTGACATGCACAATCACCCCGCGCGGATCGCGATAATCGATATCCAATGGCTTAACTTGGTTTTCGGTAGTGATTGGATGTGACATGTCACACCTCATTATTCTCAGTGGTGGACTCTGTACCCTTCAGTTCTGGCCAGATGCGTTGCCAGTTTTCAGGGTTGAGTGACTGACGGCTTACAACTCCTCCGCTTTGTATCTCAATTTGTACGCAAATTTCAGGACCAATCACTGAGCCGGTGCTCATAACCTTGCGCAAATAGTTGATTGTTGTCCCGCAACTTTCCGCGAATGCCTTTTTCTGTTTTGGTGAAAGGCTAGCCATGTATCTCTTTAACGTTTCCATATGATGCCTCTGGATAAATCAACAGGATTGATATTACCCACAGGTAATACAATAATCAATACCCACAGGTAATTTACCAACAGGTAACAACTGATAGAATGAAAGCTATGGACAAATACGAGAAACGCCGCTTAAGGCTCATCCAGTTGCGGGATGAATACTGCAATGGCAACGCATCAGAACTCGCCAGGAAACTGGAGCGAGAGCCTTCCTACGTATCGAGAATGCTGTGGCCGGAAGGTAAGGCAGGCAAAAAACGAATCGCTGACGGGATGATAGAAGTTATTGAGAAGGCCTTTAATTTGCCAAGGGGATGGATGGATGAAATAGGCCTAGAAAATGCAAATGTTAGCTACGCAGGTCCATACAAACCCAGCAGATCTTATCCTGTTATTAGTAATGTTCAGGCCGGCGCATGGTGTGAAGCTGTGGAAGCCTATAGCTTAAAAGATATAGACATGTGGCTTGAATCTGATGCTCATGTACAAGGTGACGCATTTTGGCTGAAGATTGAGGGTGACTCAATGACTTCACCAACAGGCCTTAGCATACCAGAAGGTACGTATGTTCTTTTTGACACAGGCAGGGAACCAATCAACGGGAGTCTAGTTATAGCTAAGCTTTACGACTCCAATGAGGCAACCTTTAAAAAATTTGTGCTCGACGGTGGAAAATCCTATCTGAAAGGTTTGAACCCACAGTGGCCTGTGGTGCCTATCAATGGTAATTGCCGCATTATAGGGGTTGCTATAGAAACGAAAATGCGACTCGTTTAGAAGCCTATGATCCTATACCTCCAACCCGGTTAATCCGGGTTTTTTTGTCCCTGCTATCTCAAACCAATCTGATAATGAAATAAAAATCTATAACAATCATATAATTAGAAAATAAATCGCCTTTTATTACCCCCAGGTATTGATTTGTAATGTTACCTATAGGTATATTTCATTCATCGGCAAACAACGGAGCCAATGAGATGAAGAATTCTTCCTATCAAAATACAAGCAGTAAAGATTTTAATATCCACGACAAGATCAGAGCTACTAATACTCACTGGTGTCTTCTTTTTTCAGCCCAACCTCATGATGACGGTTTTAATTACCAGTTCAGAACAACCTTTGTAGATGGGGTAGAGTTTGCGGTTTACGAGCGCATTGATAATAGTTTCGTGTTAGTTGATTTCTTCAAGTCCTATGATGAAGCATGTGATGATGCTAAAAAAATAATCGATGATTACCCGGACGTTAAGCGGATGTTTTCCGCCAATCAATTAAGATATTAATTAATAACTCTGAATTTAACTAACACCTTCACGGGTGAGGACAGACTCACCCTAAGGAAGTGAATATGCATAATTTACTTAACCCAATAAATAAGCCAGTAGATTATCCTCGTGAATTATTTGTTGACGAAAAAGGCAAGTATACACCAGGCAAAATAATGAAATGTCAGATGGGCGGGGATTCTATGCAGCCAACCATCCAGCCATGCGAACTGATCGCTTTCGCTGACTGTGGCGGAAAGATCTCAGAGGCGGGTATTTATGTTTTTACCCGTGATGTTTTCGGGCGACCATGCGTATTCGTCAAGCGTGTTGAGCCAATGCCAAGCGGCGCTCTGGTGATAATTTCTGACAATCATCATTACGAGACTTTTACGCTTGATGCCGACGAGCAGAGCTATATGCAGGTGCATGGCCGTGTGATTGCGTCAATGACAATGAGGCGCTTCGTATGACTTTCATCAAAGACATAGCGGCATATAGAACAGCATGCCTTTATGCGGCCTGCGGTTACGAGGTAATCGCTCGTCTTTATCTTAAAAAAGCATATGGACGGTAATTATGATCGTATTAAAAAGACAAGATATTCAGAGTGTGAATATCAAAGCTGAGCAACTGGCGGGTCTATCGCAAACATTATTTGAATATCACGACAAGCTCGACCACTTCCAACTTAAAACGATTTGCGCTCTTGTTTATGACATTGCTGGCGAAATTCATGATTGGACCGAAAAAGAAGAGGAAATTGTTATGAGCTTAGAGGAGGAGGCTCGCCGCAATGGATAAATTAATCGAGACATATCGCCGCCGAATTTTAAAAGCAGCGTTATTACGCCACAAGCGTAAAACAGGCAGTAACTGCCTTGTTATTAAGCTCAATAAAGGCGGCATTAACACGGTCGAGTTAACAGAGATTCTTCTCGATGGATTATTGAGAAAATTCGAAAGGCTTGCGATCAGTGAGTACGGGAATGTCGAAGGCGTAAAAGCTATCAAGGGAATTTACAGCAGCGCTGTTGATGTTAATGGCAGCGGTGAATTCCTTACGGATTGCGGGAAGGAATTAATCGACGAGCTCATTTCTGAGCTGGTTGAGTTCGTCAAAAAACAAAAAGTAGAGGCTCCGAAAACGGAGGGTCATGAAATGGGGGGGATCTGATGGCACTGACAGCGATACGAATTCCTGAGTGGGTTCACCTCAAAGCAGCACACGTTTTAAGCCAGTTCAGAGCAAGGCGCATTCACCCCTGCCGTATGCACGGCTCCGGTAATTTGAGCCTCAAGGTTAACCACCGCTGGCGGCTACTCTCCCGCGATGGCGGCAAGAACTGGGAAGTAATGTCCCATGAGCGTTATTCAAAAGTTAAGGATCGGAAATGAACGATAAACGCACCGTAAGCACAATTGATCTGGCATTGCAGAAACACGATACGCCAGTTGGCCCGCTGTTCGTGGCAGTACGCCACGGGCGCATTAAAAAATGCTTCACCCGAGACACAGCGATCCGGTATCTGGCGTTCTTCATGACTTCAGAATCATTTGAACGCTCCGGATTCGAGCAGCGTCACCCGGATGTGCAGGCAGTCCATCCTCTTAAGCCAGAGCTGAATTGTTGGCAGCGTGGCGGCGTAACGACCGAGTATTTCATGGCACACCAGCGTTGTGTTCGCCGTCTGCGTCGCATCCTGGCGCGCAAGCGAGAAATGGAGAAATGGTGTGAGAAATGGGACGCGATGCATGACCGATTCGTTAAAGAGGTTGATGCACTGCAGGCCATCAAGCCGAAAGGAGTTCAGTGATGGTTAATTCAGCCTTTACTCCGGAGCCGACATCAACAGGCATCCGTTTTGGTAACCGCGTCATTGGTTATTCCGTCGCGGTTCGCCAGCTCGACAATGGCAACTATGACAAACGAATTCCGGATGGATTAGATCTGCTGGCTTGCATCATGGAAGCGATTGAAAGCGGCTGGTTTACCCCGGGCATCGAGAGCGAAATCATCATTTGGCGCTGGATGCTTGTTGCCGTCTTCATTACCGAGGAGCAGGCAAAGAACGGCACAGTTGAGGTTGCCAACGATTCTGGAGGGTTTGACACCGCAGTTATCTACTCCGGACAGCACGGTTCAATCAGTGTTTATCCTGCGCCAGAGCGGTTCGCACTCTCAAGCCATGTGGAAGGGTTAGCTATTGAGAAATACGGTCAGGAACTCGGCCAGCAGATGGCGCTGCGCATGTACCGGGACATGTTAGATACGGACGCTGAGAACGGGCTTCGACTCTCAAAAATGGGGCGGGAAGGTTTTAATCTCCTGCATGACAGCTTCATTGAACAGATTCAGAAAGAAGGTATGCCTGACATGCCGGTTATGCACTGAGGAGGACGAAAATGAACACTGTAACGATCAACAACAAACAGCTGCCGGCAGTCGAGTATCGCGGTCAGCGCGTTGTGACGCTGGCGATGATTGATGAAGTCCACCAGCGACCTGATGGAACTGCTGGACGTAATTTCCGAGAAAACAAGTCTCGACTTATTGAAGGAGAGGACTACTTCGAATTAGGTTCCGACGAAATTCGTCGACACCTCCCTGACGGTACTTTCTCCAAATTTGCAGCATCAGGAATTGTACTGGTCGAATCCGGTTATCTGATGTTGGTGAAATCCTTTACCGACGATCTGGCCTGGCAGGTTCAGCGCGAACTGGTTAACAGCTATTTCCGCACTCGCGCACCGCTGACGGAAATCGAGATGATCGCTGCAATGGCCGCCGACGCCGTTCGCCAGCAGAAGCGCCTTAATCATGTTGAAGAGCAGATCGAAACGGTCACAGAAGCTGTGGAGAACATCAAACGCGGGACCATGCGCGCCGGATATGTCGGTTACCGCCAGGTGGTAGCCAAAAGCGGAATGAGTGACGCCAAGTGCCGGAATTTGGTCAATGCCTACCGCATCCCGACAGACACGCACGAATTTATGACTCCAGACGGGCTGTTGTCACGTAGGGCTATTGTCGAACTGGAGCCGTTTATGGCCGCATTTCGCCAGATGATGTCAGAAGCTGAACCGCGCGGCACCCGCTGGTATCACCCTAAAATGGGCCTGTTCCAGGCGATTGGGTGGGAGGGTTAAGAATGCACAAATTCTTCGTGGAGACAGACAACCTGAACACTATCAGCGATTGCCTGAAGCAGCTTGTTAACGCAGAAGAAGCACAGCTCAGTATTGAAGAGCAGCTGGCGAAATCGAACAGCAGCAGTGACTGGAGTACATGGCGCAAAAAGGCAGAGAACGCGCTGCGGCTGATCAAAGGGAAGCGTCGAATCATCACAGCCCGTCTGGCAGTCCTGCGTCATGAGGAAAAAGAACGCAACCTGGAGCTGCACCAGCAGCACAACGACTTCCTGGTTCAGGCTCTGCGCGAAATTGTAACGCCCTCCTCTTTTGCGCGTTGCGTGCGTCTGGCTAAAGAGAAAATGGAGGAGATCCATGCAAACCAGTGCTGAAATCGTTCTTCTGGTGCCGAATGACTGGGTTAGCGAAAAGGTTCTGATTGCGGTTACCGGGCTCAAGCCCGGAACCATCACCCGCGCCAGAAAAGAATCCTGGATGCTGGGCCGCGAGTACCTGCATATTTCACCAGATGGTAATCCCAAGCCTTCGAGCGAATGCATGTACAACAGGAAAGCCGTTGATCAGTGGATCGAGGCACAGAAAAAAAATCAACCAGGTGCGAAGACAGCATGAAAAGCAGTACACTCGTCCACGCTCCTGGACGTCAGGAGGGATCAATGGCTAATGCATCATACCCGACAGGCGTCGAAAACCACGGCGGTTCGCTCCGCATCTGGTTTCTTTATAAAGGTAAACGTGTCAGGGAAAACCTCGGTGTCCCTGACACTGCAAAAAATCGCAAGATAGCTGGTGAGCTGCGTTCTTCGGTTTGTTTTGCGATAAGGATGGGAAATTTTAACTATGCAGAAAAATTCCCAAACTCACCGAATCTTGCCCGGTTCGGTCAGGATAGAAAGGAAATTACTGTGCTGGAGCTTACCGAAAGATGGTCAGAGCTGAAGAGAATGGAGATCAGCTCTAACACCATGAGTAGGTACGAATCCATCATAAAAAACATGCTTCCGCGCATCGGCGAAAATAAAATGGTTTCTGCGGTTACCACTGAAGATTTGCTGTATGTCAGGAAGGAGTTGCTGACGGGCTTCCATGTAATGAAGAAGGATCACCGGACACAGGTAAAAGGCCGGAAGTCTTCCACGGTGAATAATTACATGATGCTGATGGCCGAGATCTTCCAGTTTGGAGCTGATAACGGCTACGCAAAGGAAAACCCGTTTAGTGGAATTAACCGTCTCAGGAAGGCAAAAGACGAACCAGATCCACTCACGACAGACGAGTTCATCAGGTTCATTCAGGCATGCGGCCACCAGCAGATGCGAAATCTCTGGACCGTCGCCGTTTATACCGGAATGAGGCATGGGGAATTATGTGGTCTTGCATGGGAAGACATCGATCTCACAGCGGGAACTATTACGGTTAAGCGTAACCTTACCCAAACGTATGAGTTCACCCTGCCAAAAACCGAGGCAGGCACTGACAGGGTGATTTATCTCATACAACCAGCTATTGATGCCCTCAGGAATCAGGCCCAACTGACGCGCCTTGGCCGGCAGCATGAGGTTGAAGTGAATTTGCGTGAATATGGCCAGTCAGTCATACATCCATGCACTTTCGTTTTCAGCCCTCAATGCGTCAAGCGTGGGTCCCGAAGAGGATATCATTATGCGGTTAATTCGATTAATAAAATTTGGGCCCCGATAATCAAGCGCGCTGGCATTCGTTACCGCAACGCTTACCAGTCACGGCATACCTATGCGTGCTGGTCATTATCAGCTGGTGCGAACCCAAACTTTATAGCAACTCAAATGGGGCATACCGATGCACAGATGGTTTACAAGGTGTATGGAAAGTGGATGTCAGAGAAGAGCGGCGAACAGGTTACTCTGCTCAACAAGGCGCTTTCACACATTGCCCCATCGCTGCCCCAAAGCATGATAGTAGCGCAGTAGAAAACCTTAAATTCAAGTGGTTAGCAGCCCTGTTGCTACATTTGTATAACACGGGGCACAAAATGCCCTCGACCATAAAACGCGCTTATGTTGTGATCGGGGTTCAATAAATCACTAAACAAGGTATACTCCGGAGTTGTTTATTGTACTAAACGCTCCTGTGAGAGGATGCTACTGCGCACCTATGACTCAATTCGCTTCTCCAGTTCTGCATACGTTGCTGGATACCGACGCGTATAAACTGCACATGCAGCAAGCCGTTTTCCACCATTACTATGACGTTCATGTCGCGGCGGAATTCCGCTGCCGTGGCGACGACTTGCTCGGTATCTACGCAGACGCCATTCGTGAACAGGTCAATGCTATGCAGCATCTGACGCTGCAGGACGAGGAATATCAGTGGCTTTCTGGCCTGCCTTTCTTCAAAGCCGACTACCTGAACTGGCTGCGCGACTTCCGCTATAAGCCGGAGCAGGTCACCGTGGTTAACGATAACGGCAAGCTGGATATTCGCCTTGCAGGTCCGTGGCGGGAAGTGATCATGTGGGAAGTGCCGCTTCTGGCGGTAATCAGTGAACTGGCTCACCGCTACCGTTCCCCGGAAACGGGCGTAGCGCAGGCGGTGGCCTCGCTGGAAAAGAAACTCGCTGACTTCTCCACGCTGACCGCAGGGCTGGACATGTCCCGCTTCCGCCTGATGGACTTTGGCACCCGCCGCCGTTTTTCGCGTGACGTACAGGAGGCCATCGTTAAACGTCTGCAGCAGGAGCCGTGGTTCGTGGGCACCAGTAACTACGATCTGGCCCGTCGCCTCAGCCTGACGCCAATGGGCACCCAGGCGCACGAGTGGTTCCAGGCGCATCAGCAGATCAGCCCTGACCTCGCCAACAGCCAGCGCGCAGCGCTGGCCGCATGGCTTGCGGAGTACCCGAATCAACTCGGAATTGCCCTCACGGACTGTATTACGATGGATGCCTTCCTGCGCGACTTTGGACCTGAATTTGCGGAGCGTTATCAGGGGTTGCGCCACGATTCCGGAGATCCGGTTGAGTGGGGTGAGAAGGCGATTGCCCATTACGAGAAACTGGGCATTGACCCGATGAGCAAGGTGCTGGTCTTCTCCGATAATCTCGATCTGGCGAAAGCCGTCGAACTCTATCGCCATTTCAACGCCAGAGTGAACCTGAGCTTCGGGATCGGTACCCGGTTAACCTGCGACATTCCTCAGGTAAAACCTCTGAATATCGTGATAAAGCTGGTGGAATGTAACGGCAAACCGGTGGCGAAACTCTCCGACAGCCCGGGCAAAACCATCTGCCATGACAAGGCGTTTGTCCGCGCGTTGCGCAAAGCCTTCGATCTTCCCCAGATCAAAAAAGCCAGTTAA